TGAGCTGCGGGAGGTCGGCGGTGATGGAGGCCATGACGAGCAGGGCGAAACGCTTGGCCTCGGCCGGGCTGGAGAACTTGCCGGCGTAGGCTCCATTCGCAGAGAGCGAGTTGCGGTCGAAGGAATCGACGCGGCGGATCTGCTTTTGCAGATCGGCGACCGCAGCCGATGCTTCGGCTGCGCCGGAATTGAGCTTCTCGACGTCGGCCTTCGTAGCCGCCAGCATGTCCCGGTCGTCCTTAGTCCTTTCCGAAATCAGGCCGATGACCTCTTTTTTGGTGGCGAGATTCTTTTTGATGTCGGTGAGGGCCATTTCGACAACGTCTGCCGTCTCCTTCATCCGCTTATTTACGAACTGTTCAACTTGCGTCGCATCCATTAGAAAACTCCTTGCATACTGTTTTGATTCTGTCGATTTGCCCGGACAATTCGGCCCCGGCGGGATCGAGCGGATCGGGAGAGTCACCGAGCAGGAGCTCTTCCGCGAACTCGTCCGAATCGGGGATTAAAAGCGATTTGATTTCGTCGAGCCCGTCGCGAAGCGCATCCAGTTCGTCGGCCATTGCGGCCTTGACCGCCTGGACGATGCGATCGTCGTCGTCGACCTGGCGGCCGTAAAAACCGGCGACGCGCGCCAGGGCGGTCCGGTTGGCGGGGACGGCGACGGCCGACACTTCCAGGAGCTCGATCTTGGTCCAGACGTGGACGCTGCGGCCGTCGATCTCCTGCCGCTCGTACTCGAGCCCGATGAAGCCGACGGAAAAGGCACGCATCACCTTGCGGCGATATTTGCCGGCCCACTTCTGGGACAGCTCGTCTTCGTCGAACAACAGCGGCATGACGACGATATGCTCTTCGAACTTGATGCCGTCCGTGACGATATTGCCTATGACCGGCGGCTCGCCGGTCGTGTACTTATGGGTGTGGCCGCCGAGGACGACGGGATTCGCGATAAACGACGCCATCGAATCCCGGAAGGCCGAGGGCAGGATGATCTCGCCGTAGCGGTCGACTTCGTCGGTCGAGACTACGACATAGATGAGGTTTGGGTTCTGCGCATCGATGTCCTTGACGCGGAGGAACATGAATCGCTCTTGCTGGTTATCAGTCTCTTTGGGCGGCATGGGGGGCATCCTTAAGCATATCCGCATAGGAATAGAATTTAAGATTACTGTAGGCGATTAGGTCCGCCGCCTTGCCGGCTGCTATTACGGGCAGCTCGAGACATCGGCAATTGATTATCTCGCCGGCCGAGCCGCCCGGATCGCCCGGATACATTAGGAGATCCGCTCCGACCTGGAAGGGCAGGGTGACTGCGATGCCGGCGGCGTAGCGGCTCTCGGCTGCGCGGTGCGATTCGCGGACGGCCGGATCGCGGGCCGTCAGCCAGGACTTCAAATCGACGCCGGCGGCGGAGAGCCCGGCGTGGCGGCCGCTGCCGACGGCGCCCGCCGTCTGGGTGCGGGCTATCGATTGGGCGCGCTTGAGATTGCCGCCGAGCCTCTCCCTGATCCTGGCGGCGAGATCCGCGAGGCCTTCACCCGCATCGAGTCCGGCGCGGAGCTGGCCGGCGATGAGCTTGCCGGTAGTGACGTTGACGCCGGTTATCTTCTGGGCGCCCTGGAGCATGGCCCGCTTTACGGCGGGCCGCTCGAGGGCCTGGCCGGCGAGCTCGGCCAATTTATCGCCGGTGACACCCGAGACCTCTGATATAGTCTGGCGGGCGCCTAATTCAGAGGCCTTGCGGAAAAAGGCCTGGTGGATAACCTTTATTTTGCCGTTCTCGGCGCGGAGATCGAGGACGACGCGGGCGATAATCCGGTCGGGATCGGCCTTGGCGGCCTTGGTATCCGAGAGGGCCTTTTTCAGCTCGGCCAGCAGCAGCCGCTGCTGACGCAGAAAGAACTTTCGCATCGCCTCGCTGTACTCGCGCTCGATGCCGAGCCAGGATGAAACCCAGCTTCGCCATATCCGCAGGCGGAGGGGCTCGTCATCGGCCTTTTCGACGACGGCCGGGTCGGTGGATTTTTTGGGCTCGGGCTCCTCCTCGCCGGGCGTTTCGCCCTCGGGCAGGGCCGGTCCGGTCAGCTCTTCGGGGCCGGCCTCAAGGGTGAAGCTGGCGGGGACCTGGCCCATACCTATCCACCAGTCATAGCCCCAGGGCTGCATATTGTAGGGCAGGTCGTGGGCCTCGATGATGTCGTTGAGCGTGACGCCGGCCAGTGTGTATCTCAGGGCTTTTTCGGCCTCAGACAGTTTGGCCTGCTGGACGACGGGATGCTGGGACATATCGAACCAGGCAAAAAGGCCCGACTGCGACTGGATAGCCCTGACCCGCTCGGCGCGGTAGGATGCCCGGCGACGCAGGGGCAACCGCGATCCGCAGAACGAGACACTCCTGGCGACGGGCACGCCGACGTGCTTTTCGAATCGGAATCGCCGAAGGAGGCCGAGCGTGATGTGGCTGGCGAGGAATGACAAGATCGGGCCTATGGTGTTCTGGATGAAGCGGAGCTGCGCGGGGCCGTGCGCGTACTGGGCCTCGGGATTGAGGCCGATCAATTCGGGCGGCACGCCGAAGGCGGCGCAGATAGCGTTGGCGTCGAAGCGGCGGAGGTCGATCATCTGGAGATCGGCCATCGAGTGGGTGAACGGCTTGATATCGACGCCGCCGGTTGCGAGGAACGCGCGGCCGGCGTTGCGGGCGCCACCGTGGCGGGCCCGGAACTCTGCCTTCATTCGGGCGATCTGATCGTCATCGAGTTTAACGCCGGGGGGCGCTACCAGGACGATGCCGGGGGCGGCGCCGTTGGCGAGCATGGCCTCATTGAACTGCGTCGCCTGGTAGGCGGCGGAGGTGGAAAGGTAGGCGGCATCGAGGGCGCCGAGGCCGTGGTGTTTGTCGTAGGGGTTGAAGTCGAGGATCGGATGGACATCCTCGATGAAAAGCGGGATGCGGCGGCCTTCGGCCTGGCGGAGCTCATAGCCGACGAGGACGCCCCGACGGATCACCGGCTTGCACTGATCGCGGCCGGCGACGAGGATCGTTTTCGGTTTATATCCTTCGAGATCGGTGAATATCCAGTAGACCTCGCTGTGGAGGGCGAGGTAACCGACGGTCTCGGTGATAAAGTGCATCCAGGGCATGTCGGGATTGTTGAGCAGGAGGTCGTAGACGGGCCCGGATTCGACGATATCCTCGTTCGTCGTCGAGAGCACGAGCTGGATGTCACGGCAGGTGCGAACTATGAGCATGAGGCAGGCGTAGACCCACTCGACCTGGGCGGCGGGACGTCGCGGGCGGCCGGCGCCGGAACCCTCTATATCGAGACCGAGGTCCCAGAGGCGGCCGAGCTGGCCGGCGCCCATGGTGACATCCTTGTTTACAATTTCTATCGGCATTGTCATCCTGCCAGAGATATAAACTGCGGTTCATCCGCCCCGGCGTCCGAGGCCATGAAGGCCAGGGACTTGGCCCAGAATCGGTCGGCGTGGCCATCCTTGGTCCGCTCGGCGTCGAAGCGGATATTGCCGGCGGCGGTGGTCGTTTTCTTGACCGAATGGAGATCGTCGCGGAGCTTGCGGCAAATAGGGACACGGCAGAGCCGGTCCTCGAACTTCCGCTTCATGCGGACGGCCAGATCCTGCTTGGCCGGGAGGGTGAACGCCACCTCTTCGGCCCCATGCTGGCCGAACTCCTCGACGGTGTCCTCGGCGATCTGGGCGCCGATACCGGTCGAATCGATGCAGACGCGCTCGGCCTTGAAGCGACGGAGGATCGACCAGAGCGTCTCCCTCTGCTCGCTGTACTTGACCTTGGGGAGGATGAGGGTGAGGCGGTTGTAAAAGACATCGCCGAGCTGCTCCTCCAGGTCGATGACGGTGAGATCTTTTTTGCGGCCGATATCCATGCCGGCGAATACGCGGCCGGTGGGGACGAAGGGGAAGGCATCCAGATCGAAATCGGCGTAGGCGATCTCGCCGGCGATAGAATCGCTCTGGCAGGCGGCGATCATTTCGTAGGTGAGCCAGGCGGAGGCCTCGTCGATAAACTTGCCTTCGAACTCCTGCTGCCAGGCCTCCTCGTCATCCAAAGCCTTGCGGAGCTCTTCGATATTGTGGGGGACCCCATCGGCGACGGCCTGGTAGATATCAACGAAATGCTTCGACCATTCGTTGTCGCCGGTGAAGAGCTGGTGGAAACGATTGCCAGGACCGGCCGGGGTAGAGATTATTCTGATCTTGAAGCCGCGAGATACAGTCGGGAACAGCGCCTTCCATATCCGATCGGGGTCCTTGTGGAAGGCGAACTCATCCAGGACGACGTTGGCGGAGAAGCCGCGAGCGGTGTCGGGATTGGCGGGTAGGCCCATGATGCGGGCGCCGTTGGGCAAGGTGATAGTCAGCAGCGTGTAGCGGATGCCGTACACCCAGTAGTCCTGGGTATCGATCTTCGATGCGGCGTGCGCGTAGGCCTGGCAGTGCATCCTAACCTTGCTCATCAATTCTTTGCTCTGCCTTTCGCCGGCCGAGAGCAGGACCCAGTCATCGCCGGTCTCCAGCGCATCATCGACGACCTCGAGCGCGACGCCGAAGCTCTTGCCGACCTGGCGGGGCATGTTGCCGATCTTGAACCGGCTACGGTCCGTGACCCAGCGACGTTGAAAACCATATAGTGGAACTGCAGGGGCTACCATTATGTCACTATCCCGTATATCTGCTCGCGTATCATCTTGAGGGTCTCCGGGTCGATCTTCCGGTGATCGCCTATCTTGGTGATCTCCTCGTCGGCCTTCTTGAGCCTGGCGGCGACGGCGTCGCGGGCGTAGGTGTCGGCCTTGATCGAGACTAAGGCGCAATCGCGGACCGCCTGGGCGACCTCCTTGAGCTCCTTGCTCGAGTAGTTTTCGTGCTCGGTCATGTAGTCCAGGAGGAGGGCCGTGGCCATCTCGGCGGCTGCCTTCTGGGTCTTGGGCGCATCTTCTGCCGTCAGGCCGGCCATCGTCTCGCGGGCTATCAGGCCGGCGGTGCGCATGCGCTCTATCACGCGCAGGCCTTTGGCCCAGCGGCCAACGGCGGAGCGGCTGAGGCAGTGGCCTTTGGCGTCGGCAAAGGCGACGATGTCCTCGTAGGTCGGCCGGCCCTCGGAGCGGCCGGGATAGTCGGCGGGCCAGGCGCCATCCACCACCATAGCGGTCATCGCATCGCGGACGGCGGCGGGCAGAGTATCTATCGAGCTATGGGTGCGCCGTTTCGTCATTGTTTGGCCAGGTACAGTCGCATTTCTTGCTTCGCCCGGGCGATGCGGCGGCCGATTATTCGCTTTTGCTCTCGCTCAAGGGCCATGCCCTTTTTGCATAGCTCGATCTGTTCCCTCAAGGAAGAGATCTCGGTCTGATACCATTTGAGCGTCGCATCGCAAGAGTCGCGGCGGTTATCGTTCTGCTTGATCCACGTTTGCATTTCCGCCATGTACAGGCCGACGCTAGCGCGGCGGGCATCCTTATCCTTGGCGGTGACGGTTGCTTTTGTTTTCTTAGCCGGTTTAGTCATAATCATATCTCCAGGGCGGGATCGGTTTGGGTTCTATCGGCGATCTCCTTGCCCTCGGCGGTTAGTGAGACACATTTGTCTACGAATCGGTCGGCCCCGCCGATGGCCTCATCGACGTAGAACAAGAAACCTTTGGCCTTGAGGTAGGCGAGGTCCTTGGCGAGCAGGGAAAGATCGTAGTGCTCATCGAAGGCGATCATTACGCGAAAGAGCGTGCGGACCTGGACGGCCACCGGGTAGAGGCGATTGAGATTGGAGAGAATCAGCGTTCTCGTCTGGATTATCTTGGCGGCCTCGGTATCCTTACCCATCAGAATTCCCTTTCATTTCACGCACGACCTGCCGGGCGATGTCGCCGGATATCTCGGGGAGGTGCTCGACGACGGCCAGCTTGCCATCGAGGTTAGCCACGCCCGTAGTGACCTCGTTGAGGGCGCGGCGG